TTTCCGAAGGTCTAGTGGAGTGGAGTTGTTTGAACCCTTTTTGCAAAGGATAAAGTTCAGAGGCGACCGCTGCGTTGAAATTGGTACCTACAACGGGATCACAGCTATCATTCTTGCGCGCTACTTCAAGGAAGTCGTGTCATTTGATATTTTCCCTTACACAGCGAAGCGGGCGATTGCAGAATTTGCCGGTGTCACCAACGTCAAGTTTGTTGATGTGAGGGACAATGAAGAGAAGGCGCAGATCATAAACAATCTGGAATTTGACGCGGCTTACTCTGACGGTGATCACGCTAACGATGCTCAGTTTGATTTTGATCTGTTGAAGAAATGTCGGCGGGTTCTGTTTCACGAGTATTGGGACATACAAGAGCCGGTATATGATCTCGTTAATTCTTTGAAGCAGAAGAGTGGCAAGGTCATCATCGATGGAAAGTTTGCCTATTGGGAAGGCAGGAAATGATGGATGGAGTTATCGCGCAATTTGAATCCGTTGCGGATAACGATCTGACGTTGTGCCCCTATGATGGCGTGGCGTATCAGACAGACATGACCGTCACCGCCGCCTATGACGCGGATTACTTCAACAAGTGCGCGGGCTATGAGGACAAGGATATTGCGCTAAAGATCAATGCGGGTCGCATTGCACTTGTGAACGAATATGCCGGGGCGGATGTGAATGTTCTGGATGTTGGAATTGGGTCGGGCGAGTTCATTAAAAAGCGGCGGCATACTTTTGGCTTTGATGTTAATCCTGTGGCTATCGACTGGTTAAAATCCAGCGGTCTATTCGCCAGTGACTTCAAACAGTTTTCTGCTTTTACGTTTTGGGACGTGATCGAGCACGTTGAAAGTCCGGCTTCCTATTTTTGCCAGATGCCTGACGGTTCTTTTCTGTTTGTCAGCATTCCGATCTTTTCCGATGTGCTGAATATCCGGCATTCGCGGCACTATCGTCCGGGCGAGCATCTGTATTATTTCACGGAGCTTGGATTTGTGAGTTGGATGGAGCTATATCGATTCAAGCTGCTGGATCGGCAGGACTTTGAAACCAAGGCCGGGCGTGATCACATCCTAAGCTTTGCTTTTCGGAAGCGGTGGTGAGGATGCCTCGGATCATTATGCTTCGGGACTGGGAATTCAAATTCAACAATCAATGTCTTGCAGTATATAAAAAGGGCCAAGAGTATCTAGTTGTAACGCGATGCGCCGATGCCGCTGTTAGAGCCGACGCTGCCATAAGGAAGGAGGATTATTTGAAATGCCAGCCGCAGCCGGACAATTCACTATCGCGGGCAGGGTTGTCCAGCGGATCGGTGGCGAAACGGTTTTACAAGCTAGGTTAAGCGGACAGAACATTGCCTCCATAACGATCCGGATGACGGCCCAGACCAAGTATGTCACGTCAGACTGGAAGGCGGTTAATGTGCGCTCCAATGATGTTTGGAATATCCGTAGCGCGGTGCCGGATGAAAAGAAAAGGTTTGTTGAAATTCTAGCGGAGCGTGGAGTGCCAACATAATGGCAAACGATGTCGCGGTTGTTGAATCTTGGTTCAAGTCCATGCCGTTCAAATTGCAACGTGCATTGGCTCAAGATTTGCGACGCATCGCAGATAATCTTTCTGACGCGATCAAGAATGCTACACCCGTGGATACGGGTGCTCTGAAAAACAGTGTTCGCGTTCGGCGTGGTCGGCATACTCTTGAATACTTTGTTGAGGCCGGAGGCCAAAATACTTGGGAAAATCAATATGGTGCGGGTGAAGGCGCTCAGGCGAGATATGATTATTCTCTTGCGATTGAATTTGGAACAAAGAAGATGGAGGCGAAACCATTTTTCTATAAGACATATCGTGATCGTCGTGATGCCATGCGTGAGGAAATTGCGCAGGCTGTTTATGAAGCGAGCGGAAAGATATGATCGATCCGTCTCTTCTAGTTTCGGCGGCAATTATTGATCGGTTAAAGTCCGATGCTGGTGTGATTGCTATCGTTGGTCAGCATGTGTTTGACGTAGTGCCGTCCGGTGTGGACACGCCATATATCACGCTCGGTCAGCCGCAGGTTCTTCCGGATCGCACAGGGTGCGAGTCCGGGGCAGAAATATCCATTGGTATTAACGGATGGACCACAGGTCCAGAGTCAGTAGCTAGTCGTCAGCTAGGCGCGGCAATCGTCGCCTCGATTGATGAATATGAATTGGTAATGACTGGGCATCGCACCGTGCTGTGCGAGCTAGAGCAAAACCAATATCTGGAAGACCCAGATGGAATAACAAAACACTCTGTAGCAACTTTTCGAATCCTAACTGAACCCACATAGGAGGCTGTCAATATGGCCAAGCCAACTACAATCTCTGCCGCGAAGCTGACGATCTGGCTCGGTTCAGACGCCAGCCCGCAAATCTTCACCAGCCCTTGCGGACTTACCACGAGGGGCATTCAGTTCGCTAAAGAAACGAATGACGTGACGGTGCCGGACTGCGACAACCCGGACGATCCGGCATGGATTGAGCGCGTGGTTCGCTCGTTCTCTGCCAGCGTCAGTGGTAGCGGCGTGCTGGCGAAGGAGGCACGCGATGATTGGTGGGACTTCTTCCTGCTTACCGGTTCGCGCGAATGCCGCGTGATCCTGAATGATCCGGGTTGGGGTCGTTGGGATGGCAACCTGTTCCTGACGGCGCTCAACATCAACGGTGAGATTGGCAACAAGGTCAATGTCGATGTGACGTTCCAGAGCGATGGCGCGTTGGTCTGGACGAATGTGCCATAATGGCGGCAGTCGGCACGGTTCGATTGATCTGGTCTGGCGGTGAAGATGATTTCTGCGCTGCCAAGATCGGGACGCTTCTTGCCATTGAGGATCGTTGCGGCTCCGGTGTTGGTGCGGTTTATCAACGCATCGTTGATGGTAGCTGGAAGGTCTATGACATTTCCGAAGTCATTAGGCTGTCCCTGATCGGCGCTGGGATGAGTGCCGAGGATGCCAAGAAAAAAACAGACGCGCATGTTCTGCAAAATCCGAACGGGCTGGCGCCAAGCCTTCTTGTTTCTATGCGGGTGTTAGAGGCTGCATTAGTAGGCGTGCAGGACGACCCCGTGGGAAAAGCGGAAGCGGAAGGGGAGGAGGAGTCTCCTTCTTCCGCGAAGAAGGAAGGCTCCACCGGTCAATCATCTACGGATTTTGTGCCTTCCTCAAATGGACACCAAGAACCGTTGACGAGTTGACGCTGTGGGAGTTAAGCGCCGTGATCGACGGCTGGAACAGATCGCAGTCTGACGGTAAACCTCCGATTGAGCCTATGTCTCCAGAAGAGTTTGATGAAATGGTCGAGCGGCATCGACCAATAGCCAACGCTACGGTGCATTGAATGGCGGCTCCAACCTTACGTATCCCGGTTGCGCTTGATCTGTCTGAGATGAAAAATCAGACGGCTGAAGCGGCGAAGGCTGTTACGAGCGGCGTTGATAATATCGTTAAGGTGTTCGGGCGTGCGAATGATCAGCTAAACAAGGTTCAGCTTGGCGTCACGCCTATGAAGCTGCTGTCAACTTCTTCGAAGGTGACTTCGGTTGCGCTGGAAGGGGTGGCTACAGGATTGTCTGCGGTCGGTAATGCCGCCGGAGAAGCCAGCAAGGTTGTCCCGGTACTAGGGGCGGTAAGCACGGCGGCAAATACAGCAGCCATTGCCGCTACCGGATTGAGTAAGGCGGCCACTGGTGTCGGCGCGGCGTCCGTTGTCGCTGGCACTTCGTGGAAATCTCTTTTGCTTGGCTTCTCGGTCGCTGCTGGCACGTTTTATCTTTTATCGAAGGCGATCCAGACTGCGCGCGAACAACTGGAAGAGATGGTCAAGATCGGAGAGAAGGCCGGAAATGTTGGTGTCAGCCCGGAATTTTTTCAGCAGTTCACCAGAGAAGCTGACAAGGCGCGCGTGTCAGTCACCGTTTTAGAAGGAGCATTGAAGAATGCATTTGAGGCGACGAAGGCACAGCCTCTTATAGATTCATCTAAGTGGGATTTTGGAACGGAAAAAATCCATGAGACTGAAAAGCTTTTGCGTATCTTGAATGCGGAAGGCGGGAAATTAGAAGAGCTAGAATTATTCCGGAATGCCCCGGATCAGAACCAGAAGATTGAAGCTGTTTTGAAGGCGATGATTAAACTGGAAGAACAGGGCCGGAATATTCAAGCCCTTCAGGTTGGTGAGTCTTTCTTCGGGAAGGAATTCGCTGATAGTCTTAGAAAAGGAGAAACCAGCGCGACAAAGATGCTCCAGACTATTCAGGAAACGCAAAAAGCTGGCTCTGGTATTTTCTCCGATGAGATGGTCAAGCAGGCCGAAGAGGTTGATAAGAGATTAAAGGTTGCGCACACCACACTTACAAGGGAGTTGCGTCCGGTCTGGAATGATCTGGCGAACACAATTCTGTTTATCAAAAATTCTTGGTCCAGCATTGTTGAGTTGATTGCTGAAGCGGCGAAGCTGGCTAACAGTTTTGATCTTGCTCTCAAGAAAGAACGGTTGGAGAAAGTACAAACCGCAATAGCAACCGGTGAAAGCACCATTGCTGGTATTCCAAGAGTGCCTGAAGGTGTGCGCTCCGCTTTGGGAGCTACACAGACAGTGCAGGACAGGCTGATAGCTGAGCGGGACCAGCTTCAAAAGGAAATTGCAGCGGCTGAAGCTCAAGGGAAGCGTCCATTTAATATCGGTGTGGTCCGTCCGCCTGCTGGTCTGCCGACTCGTAAACCAGAGCCGGGCGCAGGTGATGGTCGTGATCGGCTGCAAACGTCTGCTGAGGCAATCGAGAAGCGAACGGCTGCGCTGAATGCAGAGACCGGCGCGATTGACCTTGGTACTGAGGCAAGGGAGCGGGCGAAGATAACGGCGGAGCTAGAGACGATTGCGGTTCAACTTAACACCGCCGCCGGTGAAGAGAACACTGCTGTCAATGAGAAGCAGCGCGCAACCATAGATCGGGTGGCGGAAGCTTATGGCAAAGCGGCGAAGGCGGCGGAAGATGCCCGTGGTCCGTTGCGTTCGTTCATTCGAGAAGGGGCGAATGTAAACAAGCAGCTTGAAGAGGTAGCGGTCAAAGGCTTGCGCGGTTTGGAAGATGCGCTGTTCGACATTGTTACTGGAGCGGCTACCGCGCAGGAAGCTTTCAAGAAGCTAGCTGATGCTATGATTGCTGACCTGATCCGCTTGAGCATTCGACTAGCAATAAACAATGCGCTGATGGCGGTAATGAATGGATTGTCCGGCGGTGCGTCCGGTGTAATTTCAAGTGGTGCTGGGTTTGTTTCCGCCAAGCCACCGATGTTTGCTGAAGGTGGTTTCCTTGGCGCTGGCAAATGGGGCATCGCGGGAGAGAACGGACCGGAGTTGATCAAGGGACCGGCGCAGGTTGTCTCGAATGCTGATAGCTTTGGTGGTGGCCCTAGCTTTACCTATGCGCCGATGATTGATGCTCGCGGTGCTGACGTGGCTGCGGTATCAAAGCTTGCGCAAATTGTTGCCCGTGATCGCATGGAGTTTGAATCGCGTGTCAAGATGATCGTTCGCGAGCGACCGGGAAAGCGTTGGTAAATGGCCCTTACCGCACCGCTTTCAATTCTGCCGGAGTTTCCCGGATGGACCACGGACTTCGATCCGGAATTCCGGCAGGAAACATCGCGTGCTGCTGGTGGCCGGACTTACGTCAAAGACCTTGGCCCATCGCTGTGGCGGATGAGCGCGCGTTCTAAACTATTATCACCAAACAATCTGGATTATTGGCGCGGACGGTTACAGGCTTTAGAGAATGGGCTGACAACTTTCCGAGGCTACTCACTGGCAAGGACTTATCCAATCCGGTATCCGAATGGCTCTTGGCCGACTGGTGGATCATTCAACGGGCTAACAGCGAACCTTAATACCATCGATGCAAACAGAAAGCTTATTACTGTTTCTGCCTTACCTTCCGGCTTTGTTTTGTCGGTAGGCGATATGATCCAGATCGGGACGACCGATCTTCATCGTGTCATGGAGACTGCGACGGCTGGTGGTGGTGGTGTGACGCCATCTTTTGAGGTTCGGCCGCATATTTGGCCGGGTGTTACAACCGCAACAGTTTCAGTTAAGAGACCGTCTTGTATCATGGCTATCGTAGCCGGGAGTATAAACACAGTCTCGGATATTTCAGGTTTTGGTTCTGTAACCTTTAGTGCCATAGAGGCTCGCGAGTAATGGTACGATCCCTATCCGCTGGAATTTTGTCGGCGTTGGCGCAGCGGCGTTTGGTGGCTAGAGATTTCTTGTGGCTCATCGCTCGCAACCGTAGCACTGGCGCTCCAGTGCCGGATGGTTACTGGTCGGATGTAGGGACGATTACAGTTTCCGTGATTGATCCGGAAACCGGGTCGTCCGTATCGCGGCAATTCTTTGGCGCTGGCGCTCTCATCAGTATCTCGGATATTTCACTAGTCTCAAATATCGCGGTTCAGAATGTCACAATCACCATGTCTCAGGTTGCCGATCGGGTGAATGATATTGTTCGAACCTATGATTGCAAGCAGGCGACGGTTCAGATTTTCCGAGGGTTGTTTGATCCTGACACTAGATTGATCGTAGCACCAGCACCTTGCCGGTTCGTTGGTTTTGTCGACACGATAGATATCACAACGCCTTCAGAAGGTGAGATAGGCTCGGTTGTTTTCACCTGCGCTTCTCACACACAGGAAATGACGCGTGGTAATTCGGACACGCGATCTGATGCCTCTCAGAAGCTACGCAGTGCAACTGATAACTTTTTTGAGGATGCTGCTATTGTTGGGGAATGGGAAATGAGATGGGGAACGAAGTACGGTCCACTGCAAACCAAGCAGCGAAAAGGCTAGTACGCCCAGCAACGCGGGATGATATAGCCCGTATTGTATCGCTGATTAAACTTCATCACACTGAACAACAGGGAATTGGCAATCTCAACTTCAACTGGGAGTTTGATCCGGCACGGGTGTCCATGACAATTGCCGGGGCGATCCTCACAAAAGACTGGCTGTGTCTCTATGGCGGCTCCAATCTACTTTTGGCCAATGTCATACTCCACGATCCATTTGGTGCTCCGCCTTATGCAATGGAACGAATCATCCGGGGCAATCTGGATATTCTGATCCCGGTGTTTGAAGGTTGGGCGCGTGATCAAGGATGCGTGACGACTGTTCTTTCAACCACATACCGGCACGAGGCGTTTGAAAGGCTTTATGGAAAGTTCGGTTATGGCCTTGCGGAAACTGTTTATGCAAAGGCGCTGTGACTAATGCCGATTTTCACTATCGGTATTGCGGTTGCTGGTGTGGTTGCGCCCATGTTTGCGGTGGGTGGAATTTTTGCTGCTGGCTCTATTGGTCTGGCTGCCTTGCAGGTAGGCGCCGCTATTGGCCTTAGTCTTCTGGCTCAGAAGATCGCTGGCAAGCAAGATCCAATAGAAGCCGCTGCGATTGAGTCTTACGGAATACGCGGCAGGCTTCAAGGTGGCGCTGATCTGCCGCGTTCATTCCTGATGGGTTATCGTGCCACGGCAGGATCATTGGTTTGGGCCAATACGTGGGGAGGGACCGATACTGTTGATAATAAGTTTCTCACGCAGGTTATTGCTCTTGCCGATTATCCTTTACCGGCAACTGGCCTTGTCGGGATGTGGGTCAATGGCGAGAAGGTAACGATTGAAGGCACGGTTGACGGGATTAGAGGCTATCCGATCACGGAATATCGTGGCGGCAAGGATGAAAATGCCAATCTCTGGGTAAAGTTTTACGATGGCACCCAGACTACCGCCGATCCGCTTTGCAATGGCGATGCCTCTACCGGGGATCGTGATTATGAATCCACCCGCGTTGGCCGTGGTGTCGCTTATGTAGTCGTTACCGCGAAGGTTCGCGACACGCTTTGGTCCGGACTACCGACATTCAAGTTTGAGCTCAATGGCGCCAAGCTTTATGACATTTCAAAGGACTCAACAGCGGGTGGTTCTGGCTCGCATCTGTGGAGCAATCCGGCAACATGGGGCGGTGATGGCGATCACCTTCCGGCGGTTCAAATTTATAATCTGTTGCGCGGTTTTGAATATAACGGTGAGTGGCTGTATGGCCTTCAAGGTATGTCAGCGGCTAGATTGCCTGCGGCTAACTGGATCGCCCAGATCAACAAGTGCCGTGCATCGGTAACAGGTCCTGACGGACCAGAGCCCAAGTATAGATCGTCTATCGAAATTCCAGTTGAATCGCAGATGATAGATGCGATTGAGCAGTTGCTGACTGCTTGTCAAGGTCGGCTTTCTGAGATTGGTGGCTTTTACAAGATTCAGCTTGGCGCTCCGGACGCTGCGGCTCATACGTTGACGGATGCGCAAATTCTTTCAACGGAGGAACAGAGCTTCACACCGTTTTTTGGTTTGTCGGACACTATAAACGGTATCACCGCAAGATATCCAGAGCCGGAGGAATCTTGGAACGATAAGCCTGCACCGCCAATCTATCGGACTGATCTGGAAATACTGGCAGGCGGGCGTCGGCTTCTTGCTGATGTGCCGTTGGATGCGGTGCCTTATTCTAATCAGGTACAGCGACTCATGCTGGAGGCGCTGCAGGAGGCGCAGCGGGCGCGTCGGCACACGATTGTGGTTGGCCCGGAATTCTGGACAGCGGAGCCGGGTGATTTTCTGGCGTGGACTTCAACGCGAAACGGTTACACTTCTAAGCTATTTCGGATTGATGGTGTAGCAGACAAAGGCAATCTCGACGTCATGCTGGATATGACCGAGGTTGACACTGCTGACTATGATTATGATTTTGCGACAGACTATGAAGCGCCGATCATTGGTCCCAACACTCCGATCCGTCCAGCGCCGCAGCCGATTGTTGGGTTTGCGGTTTCTGCTGTTGAGATTGTTGGCGATGTTGCCGGGACCAAGCGGCCGGGCATCTTGGTTGAATGGTCGGTTGATGCTGTTGAAGATTTGAATGATGTTGAAGCTATCGCTTACGAAGTGCGCCTCGCATCGGATGATAGTGTTGTCCTTCGCGGCCGATCTGATGAACAGGAAGTGGGATCGGTAGTTGTTGAAGGTAACACCATTCTTCCTGCAACGGCTTATGATGTTCGCGGTCGGTATGTCCCATCCAGTGCTCGTGAGGTCGAGTGGTCTAGCTGGCTCCCGGTAACAACGACTGATTCGTTTATCGGGATGCCCGATCTAACGATTGAGCTTCAGACTTATCTGGAAACTACGCTTCCCGACATGATCATAGAGGCGGGGGATGTAGACCTTACCGAGCTTGAGGCTGATGTTGCTGCACTTCAAGCTGAGACTGCTGGACTAACGGTTGATGTAACTCAACTCAACACCGATGTAGCTACTCTCAACTCTGATATAGCTGCGCTTGGGACTGAAGTTGCTTCGCTGGAAGTTATTGTCACTGATAATACTGCTGACATAGCCACGAACGCATCGGCAATTTCCACCCTTACCGGTTCGGTTGCAACATTATCTACAACGGTTTCGGCTCACACTACGAGCATCAATACCAATACGTCTAACATAGCGACTAATACGGCAAATATCGCAACGAACACATCAGCTATTACTACTCTTAACGGCTCGGTTTCAACTTTATCAACAACGGTCGCGGCCCACACCACCAGCATCAATACATTGACTGGCGATGTTGCCGACAACACAGCCGACATAGCTACGAATGCATCTGCTATTACCACTCTTAGCGGTACGGTAACGACACTATCAACAACTGTATCCGGGCACACGACTAGCATTAATACACTGACCGGAGACGTTGCGGATAACACCGCTGACATTGCGTCGAATGCATCTGCAATCACTACGCTTAGTGGGACGGTCACGACGCTATCTACAACGGTGTCAGGTCACACCACCAGCATCAATACCAATACGGCCAATATAGCTACCAATACTTCCAACATAGCTACCAACGCGTCGGCCATCACCACTCTTAACGGAACAGTATCGACCCTTTCGACAACTGTTTCCGGGCACACTACCAGTATCAATACGCTGACTGGCGATGTAGCGGATAACACCGCTGATATAGCCACGAATACGTCTGCGATCACTACTCTCAATGGCTCGGTAGCGACGCTATCAACAACGGTGTCGGCGCATACCACCAGCATCAACACGAACACAGCCAACATAGCGACCAATACGGCCGACATTGTTGACAACACCGCCGACATAGCAACCAACGCGTCTGCAATCACTACGTTGAACGGGACGGTATCAACTCTATCGACAACCGTATCTGGTCATACCACTAGCATTAATACGCTGACCGGTGACGTTGCAGATAATACGGCTGATATAGCGACGAACGCCTCAGCCATCACGACTCTTAGCGGGACAGTCTCGACGCTGTCCACGACCGTATCCGGTCATACCACCAGCATAAATACACTGACCGGTGATGTAGCCGACAACACCGCAGACATAGCGACTAACACTTCGGCCATCACAACTCTTAGCGGTTCTGTTTCAACTCTATCGACAACAGTTTCGGCGCACACGACTAGTATCAATACCCTAACTGGCGACGTAGCAGACAATACCGCCGACATTGCTACTAACGCGTCAGCCATTTCTACTCTAAGCGGTTCGGTAGCAACACTTTCGTCAACAGTCTCGTCTCACACCAGCAGCATCTCTACGCTGACCGGCGATGTGGCCACGAACACTGCCAATATCACAACCAACACTACCGCCATCACTACGCTGAACGGATATGCGGCGGCAAAGTATTCGGTCACGCTTGACGTTAATGGTTACGC